CTTGAAGCCGTACAGAAGCTAGAACAAGAAAAAAGTTCTGCTTCTGTAGAGGCTTTAGGTATACAAGAGCGTTTAGATGTGCTATACTCTTCTGTATTACCGTTGCTTAACAATCTAGCAGCGAACCCAGATAAGAGTTATATTTACTGGCCTAATCGTTTAGATAAGATTGAAGAGTTTCGTGATAAATTGACAGAAATTTATAGAGGATAAATTATGAGCCTACTTGATAGACTGACTAAAAATAGTACAGTCAAACTTACTGCTACGCTTTCCAACTCGAAAGTTTATGGTAAGAAAGAGATGGTGCCGACACAGGTGCCTATGGTCAATGTTGCATTGTCTGGTCGAGTTGATGGTGGATTGACACCTGGGCTTACAGTGCTTGCTGGACCATCAAAGCATTTCAAGACTGCATTCTCTCTGCTAATGGCAAGTGCTTATCTGAAGAAGTATGATGATGCAGTTGTATTGTTCTATGACTCTGAGTTTGGTACACCACAAAACTACTTTGAATCGTTTGATATTGATATGAATCGTGTTGTTCATACTCCTATTATGGATGTTGAGCAACTAAAGTTTGATATCATGAAGCAACTTGACGGCATCGAACGAGGTGACCGTGTGTGTATCATCATCGATTCTGTGGGCAATCTAGCGTCTAAGAAAGAAGTCGAAGATGCTATGAACGAGAAGTCAGTTGCTGATATGTCTCGTGCAAAGCAGATGAAGTCTCTATTTCGTATGGTAACACCACATCTCACACTCAAAGATATTCCATTGATTGCCGTGAATCATACCTATATGGAAATTGGTATGTTTCCTAAAGCAGTTGTTTCTGGCGGTACTGGCATCTACTACTCTGCTGATAACATCTGGATTATTGGACGCCAACAGGAGAAAGATGGCACTGATATTGCTGGTTATCACTTTGTAATCAACGTAGAAAAATCTCGTTATATCAAAGAGAAGTCTAAAATTCCTATCTCAGTTACATGGGAAGGTGGTATCAATAAGTGGTCTGGTCTGATGGCTCTTGCTCTCGAAGCAAACTATCTAGCGAAGCCTTCGAATGGTTGGTATCAACTTGTAGATCGTGAAACTGGCGAACTCGTTGGTGAGAAGATGCGAGCAAAAGATATTCAAGATAATGGAAAATTTTGGACAAATATGTTTACAACCACTGACTTTTCAGAGTATATTAAGAGTCGATATACGATTGGTGAAACAGCAATGTTTGCACCAGACGAGGAAACAATGGATGCCTGAGATACATACTCTCACTCTAACAAATACAGCAGGTGCTGCTGTTACGTCAACAAGCGTACAAACTGTGTTTGCAGCGGGAGAACTTGTGGCAACTGATGATGACCCTGTAGCTGGTCATGGTATTGGTGTTCATGCGGCACCAGTTACTAAGAATGGAAGTTCGACAGTGATTGCTGAAGGCGAGCCTGTAAATAGAAAGGGTGATGCGGATAGTTGTGGGCATGAACGAGCAGATGGTGTGACCAATGTGTTTGTTGGTGGTTAATATAGAAGGAATATTACATGATTGAACCTCTCATTCTAGGGAGTTTATTACATAATGAAGAATATACAAGGAAAGTATTACCGTTTTTAGAAGAAGAATATTTTGATAGTTTAGAGAACAAGTTAATCTATCGCACTATTGATACCTACATCAAAGACTACAACTCTATACCAACGAAGGATGCTTTGCGCCTTTCGTTGGAAGAGTCTCGTAGCGTATCCCAAGAGCAGTTCGATGTTATCTGTAATACTGTTGATGAACTATCGTATGATGACAAGAATAGTGAAGACTGGTTGCTTGATAAGACCGAAACCTTCTGTCAAGACAAAGCGCTCTACAATGCGATTCGTACATCGATTGGTGTTATGGATTCCAATGATAGCAAGCTAGACAAGGGTTCTATACCCAAGCTACTTCAAGATGCTTTGGGAGTGTCGTTTGACAATAGCGTCGGGCACGATTTTCTTGAGAACGTTGATGAGCGATACGAGTTCTATCACCATAAAGAAGCCCGACTTGAGTTTGATATCGATCTACTAAATACAGTTACGAAGGGGGGTCTTCCTCGTAAATCTCTCAATATCATTCTTGCTGGCACGGGCGTAGGTAAATCTCTTGCGATGTGTCATTTTGCTGCTAGTAATTTTATGCACGGCAAGAACGTATTGTACATCACAATGGAAATGGCTGAAGAGCGAATTGCCGAACGTATTGATGCGAACCTACTTGATGCATCTATCGATGAAATTCACACAATGCCTAAAGATGTTTTCGAAAAGAAAATCAATCGTCTGAAGAGTAAAACTACAGGCAAGTTGATTATAAAAGAATATCCAACAGCATCTGCTGGTTCTGGTCATTTCCGTCATCTACTAAACGAATTAAAACTCAAGAAGAACATTACACCAGATATCATTTACATTGACTATCTGAATATCTGTACGAGTAGCCGCATTAAAGCAAACGCTATGGCTAACTCTTATACTCTAATCAAATCGATTGCTGAAGAGCTTCGTGGTCTTGCTGTAGAGTTTAATGTTCCAATCGTATCTGCTACTCAAACGACTCGTTCTGGCTTTAGTAGTTCAGATGTTGGTCTTGAAGATACTTCTGAGTCGTTTGGTCTGCCTGCTACCGCTGACTTTATGGTTGCACTGATTGCTACTGAAGAACTAGAACAACTTGGTCAGATTATGATTAAGCAATTGAAAAATCGATGGGGCGATCCAAATTCGAACAAGCGTTTCGTGATTGGTATTGACCGTTCGAGAATGCGGTTCTACAATGTAGAGCAATCAGCACAAGATGGTATGGTAGATGACACACCGGTTATGAGCAATAGTCCATACGGTGAACGATGGGATGAACAAGAGAAAGACTCGACCCTTCCTAAAAAGTATGGTAAAAATATATGGAAGGCTAGTTTTGCGTAATGCCCTATAGAATAGAACGAAAAAATAAGAAATATATATTAATGGAAGACGATGTGACTATAAACACATACAAGAGTAGAAAGCAAGCAAATGATGTGTGTCGAGGATTAAATCTTGGTAAGGGATTTGAAGGCGCAACGCCCAAGTTCTTTACCTATTCATTGGGTCAGTATTTGTCAGAAGTTGAACTTAAAGAAATCTGAATAGGTTATTCGTTATGAAACATAGTGAAGTTTTTAACATATTGAAGCCTGCCGCACTTGATCTTGCGGAGGAAAGATTTCGCCACGTTGCTGCTATTGTCTATAAAAATAAGATAGTTTCTTTCGGCACTAGTCACATGAAGAGTCATCCTTTTCAAGCTAAATATTCAAAGAATGATGAAGCAATCTTCTGGCATGCTGAAACTAATGCTATCTACAATGCACTCAAGATTACTGACGTTGACATTCTAAAAAAGTGCAGTCTCTATGTGTGTCGAGTGAAGAAAGACGATGATAAAAGTATGCTGTTTGGTCTATCTAAGCCATGCGCTGGGTGTCAAGAATGCATACTAGATCACAAGATTCCTACGCTCATCTATACATTGGATGGTAAGTTTGGAAAGCATCGCTATCTTATTGAAGAGGATGCAAATTATAGATGAACTAAAAAAAGCCGCCTCGTAAGAAGCGGCTTTATTTCCCTAGTAACGTGGTCGAACGCAACCCCAGCGGCCCATATGGGCGACAACGACTTTTCCTTGCTTTGGATCGACTTGATCTTAACACTTGCCTCTTGTACTCCTTTGAATACACTAACACGCACCCTAGTGATCTATTTATACGAAAAACTTACTTAAAACAAAACTTTTTTAAATTTATTTTGTTAGAGGGTTATCAAGCGCTTCTTGAAGGGTCTTTCTTAGACTCGCATCTAGCTTTTCCATCTTAGTGTCTATGCGGTCCTCTGTTTCACGCATAGTGTCTCTAGCGTCCTTTTCAGACTCACGAGAAAGGTCTGATAGTTCTCTCATACGAAGATCGATATCTCTCTGAAGAACTTTCATTCGACGGTTGGTATCATCCGTTACCTTTTCCATACGAATGATATCGTCTTTCAACCCTTGTTTAATATCTCTGGTATAGTCTATTGCCTCTTCTAGTTTCGTTACTACAAGAGCGTTGTCTGCTTTAATGGCTTGTATGTCGATATTCTGAACAACTTCTTTCATATCCATATAATCGGAATAAAACTCAAAGCCGCCCCATAGACCACCGGCAAGAGTAGATAGAACTGTAAAGAGGACCATCATCTTGCCCCCTTTCAACTTCATACCAGCAATTTCTACTTCTGCCATTATTCTCTCCTAGTCCTCAAACTGCAATGCTTTTAGTTGGTTGAGTTCCCTCTCAAGTCTGAGTATTTCTAATCGTTTCTTTGATAGTTCTAGTTGATAGAGAGTATTACAGTTTATTCTTGATTTTGGTCTTGCTCCAAGCGGTACAACAATTCTAGCATACACACCAACGTCTGGCGAACTGTTGTCAAATTGTGGGTCACCTCTTTGAATACCAGTAACACCAAACTCAAGATTTGTTGCAGAACCAATAGAATTTTGACAATCTAAATCACCAGCACGAAATCTATCACTTCCAAAGTTGCTTGGCGCACTTGGTATGCTCAAGTTCAAAGATTGACCATATGCATTAAAGCTGAATAGCAATGTGAACAATGCTATAATTATAATGTATTTCATCGTTTCACTTTAGAGCATATTCTTGAGGATACGAATGTACCTGCTCCCTTATATAACTTAGATTTTGTACAAACATATACGACTTTATTAGCAACTTCTTTTTGAAAATATATCTTGATTGATTTTCTTTTTGAATAAGGAAGTTTGAATAGTCGTTGAAACGATGCAAATGGAAGCCTGTTCCATTCGCCGTCGAATACAGATATTTGATAGTAATCAACATCACTTCTTCTGTTGAGCATATTAATCTCTGTTGCATAAACATCTGTCACTTCAGAAGGCGTAATCTTCAAATATGCAGGTGTCATCTCGTGAGCAGCAGCGCTAAAAGAAAACAATAACGCTGCTGCTAAAATTACAATTCTCATAATATCCTACCTTACTTTGCAATGCACTCCGCATTTACGAGTGTTGTATATGTACCAGCAGGAAATGGCTTACTGTTACCGTAGTCTACCTGTGAAGAGATTTTGAACTTAGTTGTACCAGCAACCGTCAAATCATATTCGTGAGTGTTGTTGAATGTTATTTTGTTAGTGTCATAGTCTGCCATTCCCGTATCAGATACACTATGAACTTCAACGTTTCCTGTGAATGCTATGGTATCTGTTAGACTTGGCGAACTTGAAAATTCACTTGGAAATGTTATTTTTCCTTTAAACGCATCAGCAAGTGCTACATCATAACGAATGATTGGCTGAACACCACCATCTGTCGCAGCAGTAGAAAGTCTGCTTGCAAGTGGTGTACCATATACACCTTGTGTTTCAGTAAAGATTACACACTTAGACTCTACTGTTCCTGTGATTGGCGCATCCTCATTTGCGAGTGCTTGACTTGCAAATACTGCTCCAACGATTGCTAAAAAATAACCTATCGTTCTCTTAGCCATATTCTTATCTCCTATTTGTCGTACTGTGACCTAATGATTGTTTCAAACTTTTGGTCTTTAGCGAGGCTTCTCATTGCCCTTCTGTTATCAGGTAATGTACCATCTTTTAACTCAATAGTTTCTTCATAGGTGCCGCCCTGTATATCAGCAGCGTAATACGAATCAAATTTAGGAACAAGAGACATTTGATCAAATAATGCAGCAAGTTGCGCAGCATTGATTAGTAGTGGATTGTTCTCTTGTGCTAGTTGTCTTCTTTTTTCTTTATCTTCTAAACTATTCTCTTCATCATCTTTACGTTCATCATCTTCATCATCTAGGTCTGCTTTATCTGCAAGAGCGTTTTGTACTTCATCTGTATCAAACGGATTAACAATTACAGGCAATTCTGGTGGTTCATCTTGTGGGCATAACGGATTCGTCAGTGGGTCAAGACAGTCGTCAAAAATATAGCTGTAGCGAACATTAGCTTCTGATATTGTTCCTTCTCCAGTTGTATTCAGACTACCATCACCCCATATCTCTCTTGGTAGATTTGCAACAGGTAGATTCTTATCAATCGTGTTGCCATCTAATCCAGACCAATCATCCGTGCTTTCAAATATATTTTGACCGCCACCAACTCTTTCGTTTTTAATCGTTACTGTAAAGTCGTCTTCTCTAACTTTTGTTACTGTATAGTTATAATGGACTTGATTTACGATAAGACCTGTTTCAGGTGGTAATATCGTTTGCATATCCCATACTGTTTGATTATCTGCTGCATTTGCAGATGTAGCAGTCTTTGTTTCAGAGTATGCTGAGAATGGCAAGCAAGCCGAGAACAATACCGCCACCAATAAGGGTAATCGTGCTATCGTCATCCATTACACTCCTAACTGTATTTTCTTCTTTTGGCTGCATCGCCTCATCATCTTGCCACGCTGCTTTAGCCTCAACACCAATCTTACCATCATACGGGCAGGGTGTTCCGGCGTGCATCATAGCATCAAATACTCGTTTATCTTGACACATCACAGATACGGCAGCAACTTTCATTCCCATATCATATAGCGTTTTAGCATTCTTCAGTTTCTCACAGTTCATATCTCGTACAGTCTTACCAGCGGACAGACCTAGAATCTGTGTCTGAACAGCGCCGGAAACGCCAACCGTACACAAATCAGAATTTGAGGTATTGATAGTGGGAGAAATAGCAGACGGCGGAGGAGACTTAACCGTAGTCGTAGAGTCAATTCTACTGGTATTATCCGTCGTTATCTTATCTTCTGTTTGTGCATGTGCGACCGAGGACGCAAAAATCAAAGCGAACAAAGCAATGATAAATCTATTCATCTCATCAATCCTAATATATTTTATTTCTATTTCATGTTCTTATTTATATAAAAAGACTTTACACAGCGTGATAAATGGTGTAGTATAAGAATACATCAAAAAGGACGAGTGAATGGAAAAAACGATAAAAGCTATAGCTACCGAAGCGATTGAAGAGGCTTATATTCTAGAGAGTGGTCGGGAAGAATTTGATGAAATTCATATGCTAGAGACTGCTGAACTTCTCTCTGGTGTGCCATACTTCATGGTAAAGGACATATATGAAAGGATTAACCGATGAAAACGTATCGGGTCGAACAAGCGAAGTATAATCTCAAATGGCATAAAGATGCTGAGATGCTGAAGAAGTATAATCTAAACTGGGTGCAAACACTCAGGACGATGATATGGGCTAAACCAGAAGTCTTTCACACATTCGTCTATAACAATGATAATTTGGTCGCACTATTCACTCGTAAGACTTTTCAAGAAGCAGAAGCGGTGGG